AGTAATGTGCCAGTGAGTAAACGAGATTACATGCGCGCTATGTTAGATAATTCAGAAAATTTATTAAAAGATCCAAGAATAAAAGTTTCAACAATTCATGGAGCTAAAGGTGGCGAAGCACACAATGTAGTTTTATATTTAAATCAAACGGCGAATACTATCAAAGGTGCAAAAAAATCGCAAGAAAAACAAGAAGAAGAATTTAGAGTTTGGTATGTAGGCGTGACTAGAACAATTGAAAATTTATTTTTGATTAAAGCTCCTAACAAAGCAAAAGGATTTAAGTTATGACAAATCCATACGATAAACAAATTGGCGGATCACATTATCAGAAATTTAAAATTCAGCCAAGTAAATTCGTAATTGAAAACGAGTTGCTTTATCCTGAAGGATGCGCTATAAAATATATCTTGAGACACAGATTGAAAGGAAAAAAACAAGATTTAGAAAAAGCAATTCACTTTATTGAAATGATTATTGAAAGAGACTACAAAGATTTTTTAGAAGAAGCCGAAAAAGAAAAGAAAGAATTAGAAGAATCTTATAAAGAATCTAAACGCCAAGCCGAAGAACGCAAATCAAAAAACTCATGGGGGATAGTAAAAAATGTTCGAAGCACAGACTGAATGGGTTAAGCCCGATGAATTTCCAGATTTAAGACAAGCAGATACAATTGCCATAGACTTAGAAACATATGATCCAGATTTAAAATCTATGGGATCAGGATCAGTGACCGGTAAAGGTAAGGTTGTAGGTATTGCTGTGGCTGTTGATGGCTACTCAGGGTATTTTCCATTTGATCATGAAGGTGGTGGTAACCTTGAAAAAAGTAAAGTATTACAATGGTTTACAGACATTTGTGAATCTACCTCAGATAAAGTTTTTCATAACGCAATGTACGATGTGTGTTGGATTAGAAAAATGGGAATAAAAATAAATGGAAACATTTATGACACCATGATTGCAGCATCACTCGTAAATGAAAATAGATTTAGATATGATCTTAACAGTTTAGGTTGGGATTATGTTGGTAAAGGTAAAAACGAAACAGAATTAAGAGCAGCTGCTAATGAATGGGGAGTTGATCCTAAAGCAGATATGTGGAAGTTGCCATCAATGTATGTTGGAACTTACGCAGAACGTGATGCAGAAATAACGTTAGCTTTATGGAAAGTCTTGCAGAAAGAATTAAGCGACCAGGATCTAGGAGCTATTTTTGAATTAGAGACTGATCTTTTTCCTTGTTTGGTTGACATGAGATTTCTTGGGGTGAAAGTTGACGTAAGCAAAGCTCACGAACTAAAGCGACAGCTAACATTACAAGAAGAAATGTTGCTCCACAAAATAAAAAAAGAAACAGGAATAGAAACTCAAATATGGGCAGCAAGATCAATTGCCAAAGTTTTTGAAAAATTAAATTTACCTTTCGAACGAACGGTAAAAACTCAAGCTCCATCATTTACAAAAAATTTCCTTTCCTCTCATGAGCATCCTTTAGTTAAGATGATAGCAGAAGCAAGAGAAATTAACAAGGCTCACACAACATTTATTGATACAATTATTAGATATGAACATTTAGGTAGAATCCATGCAGACATTAATCAAATTAGATCTGACAATGGAGGAACGGTTACTGGAAGATTTAGTTATTCCAATCCAAACCTACAACAGATTCCCGCTCGTAATAAAGACTTAGGTCCTTTGATTCGATCCCTCTTTCTTCCAGAATCAGGTTGCGAGTGGGGATGCTTTGACTACAATCAGCAAGAGCCACGATTAGTAGTTCACTATGCATCCCTTGATCAAGACGCAAGCGTCTTTAATGTACAAAATGCTTATAAGGAAGGTGACGCAGACTTCCATACCATTGTTGCAAAGATGGCACAGATTCCAAGAAGTCAGGCTAAAACAATTAACCTAGGATTATTTTATGGAATGGGTAAAGCAAAATTACAAGCAGAACTAGGAGTTAGTAAAGAAAAAGCAGAAGAACTTTTTTCTATTTATCACAGCAGAGTTCCTTTTGTTAAAACTTTAATGAAAGGAGTTTCTAATAGAGCACAACAACGTGGTCAAATAAGAACTTTACTTGGTAGACTTTGTCGTTTTCATTTATGGGAGCCAAATAGTTTTGGTATGCATAAAGCATTACCTTTTGAACAAGCAGTACAAGAACATGGTCCAGGTATAAAAAGAGCATACACATACAAAGCTTTAAACAAATTAATTCAAGGATCCGCTGCAGATATGACTAAAAAATCTATGTTAGAATTATATAAGGAAGGTATTATTCCTCATATACAGATACATGATGAACTAGATATTTCTGTGGAAAGTGATAAACAAGCTAAACGTATAACAGAAATTATGGAATCTGCAGTTGACTTGGAGATACCAAACAAGGTAGACTACGAGTCCGGTAAAAACTGGGGTGACATACATTAGGAGGAAACATGTATAAAAAATATGTAGAAAAATTTATGATATGGCAACTACACAACAGAACAGAAATTATTTGTTTTGTTGGTGGATTTGTTGTTGGCGCCATCATATTATAATGATCCGCCATGGCCTATCTGAATGCAAACATACCTGTGACGTATGCACAGATCAGGAGAGAATATCTTTATGACCTTGCCAGACATCATGGCGAAGTTGAAGACTGTATTATCTTCGGCGTGGCATCGATTACAGGTCGTCCGCTCTTGTTTCATGCAATTATGGAAAATGGGGCTGTTTTTTATCGTTTGCCGATTTCGGCCTTCATCCAACGAGGATATAATATCAAAGAAGTTCCTAGGATGCGACTTGACGAGTTGGAGCTTTGGAATTGTTTTAGTTACTATCCTGCTATTACTTCTTACGATATCCTAGACGGACAATCAGGAAAATATATTGGTAAAGATAAAAAATGGTATTACGGTGCATACCTTTTTACAGTTGACTGGGCTCATCCAGAGAGTAATATAGTAGACACTGATCATTCAGAAATTCCACACGAACATAAGTGTGCACATATACTTGCATTAGACAACGGCAATTATGCGGCTCAGCCAAACAATAGATTAATATGGGATATCCCATCATTTACAGTTAAGGATGAAATTCCTGACTGGAAAGTCCAGACTTCTGAGTGGAACGTAGAAGACACTCGTAAGTGGCGGACTGAAGACACGGATAAATTCTTCTACGAAATTGAGGAGAAAAAAAATGTTTAAATTTATTTTTTGGCCATTTAAAAAAATTAGAGATTGGCTAGCAAGTGGATTACCTGCAGGAAAAGAAGAGATAACTCCTGCTCCCACACAACCAGAAATTCTTAAATGCTATACTCATAAAAGATATAAAAAATCATGTCCAATATGTGTATCTGCAGCAGGAAATAGTTAATGACTAAATGCGAATGCGAAGATTGTAAGTGTAAATGCACGGGAGACTGTGAAGATTGTAAATGCAAAAGAACTTATGTCTATGAAAAAGACCATGGCCATGATATATCTTACGAGAACGAAGTAGAATATGATTGAAAAATTAATGACGATTTTAGTCGGAATTTTATTAGCTTTAGCTGGCTGGAGTCTATCTCGTACATTTGAACTATCTACTATTCAAGCTGTACATGAAGATAAAGTACAAAAACTTGAAAGAGTAGTTGAAAAATTAGAAGATAAAATGGACAAGATGATGGACTCAGATGAAGACATCATGAAACAGCACGAATTATTATTTAAAAAATTAGAACAAGGTAACACAGGGTATAGTTATAACTAATGAGTAAACCATTAAAAATATCTGAAGAAGCAGCCGTGCAAATGCCTATGAAAACGGTAGCATCCCTGATCGCGATGGTCGCAATCGGCACCTGGGCTTATTTCGGAATCATTGAGTCCCAGAATCGGATGGAGACAACTCTAAAATTAATGGAAACCGATGTTATTGAAAACACAGAGTTTAGAATTAAATGGCCGCGTGGACAACTAGGCTCATTGCCCGCGGATTCTGAGCAGTTCATGATGCTGGAGGATATTTATAAAAATTTAGATCGTATAACTAAACACATTGAAGATATGGCTTTAAACAAAGTAAACATAGAATTTTTAAGAAAACAAATGGATAAAGTTTTAGAAGATATCGAAAAATTAAAAGATGCATCAAGAGATATGCATTATAAAAATGGAAACGGAAAATGATTGAAGCAGTAATAGGATTATTAATGTTCGTAAACGGAGAAATTAAGGAACACCGTATTCAACCTTCGATGGCTGCGTGCCTTCGGGGCAAGCGTGAAGCTGAGAGGACCTACAGTGAAAGCGTGTCTTATAAATGCTGGAAGGGTAAAGCAAAGACAGAAATATACATGGGTGAAAAATCCATAAAAGCAATAATTCTTGAATAAAAAATTATACGCATATTTTCTTAAAAAAAATAGGCCTAGAAATAGAGTAGCACAAGAATTAAGTGATGGACGTTATCATCAGCGTGTGGTAAAAGACAAAAAGAAATATACACGTAAGGAGAAACATGGTCAAACCGATAGATATAACTGGGACAGTAATAGTTCCTAAACCAGCCCCATATCAAGATAAACTAAAATCTTTTTTTATTGGACGTGTAGACTCAGAAATTATTGAGCCTATGACTGAAGTAGAAGCAGAGCCTAAAGACAAAATTAAACAACCCCATTTAGATACATCAGATATTAAAAATACTGAATGGAAAGATCTTTACTAATGTCTAAAGATAAAAAAGGCAGACGTTGGGACGGAAGATCAAGAATACCCACTAAACAATATAAGGATAACTATAATGAAATATTTAAAAAAGAAAAAACAAATACTAAAAACAATAATAAGTCCAGCAACACATCTCAGAAATCTGGTCTCGGCACTAATCTTCAAGTTAATGCGGAAATAGTTAACGGTACATGTCCTCATTGTACTCAAGAAAGTGTATTTATATGTCTATGGAGTAATGCCATATACAGATGTATGACCTGTGGACATGATGTTGAACAAAAAGTTAATGGTAAAATTTCTTACATTCCACATGTGGTAGATAAAAATAAATTTAAGTATGGAATAAAAGTAGATACCAATGGCTAAAGCACCTAAATGGGGTGTAAATACCTACCGCAAAAGAACAAAACCCAAGTTGGGTCGTCACAAGAAAAATTTAAATAAACACGAGAAGCGTAGTTTTAAGGCCTACATTGGCCAGGGCAGATAATAACTCTCTGCCTCTTAAGAATAAAGAGGCAGAAAGAAGAAGGTGTGAATATATTGTGACATTTATATCACAAAAATTTTATTGTCAAGTCTCGATCTTAGGTTTGGGTTTGGGAAGTATCATACTTTCTTCCAAGCAATAGAACTTAATAATAGTGCCATATTTATTGATTTCTTCGCGGCCTATTTCTTTGGCTTTCTTAATAGATTCTTCATATCCCGCTATCATACACTCATAATGACTACTATATTTAGTAGGCATAGGGAAGGGATCTAAGCACATGTTGTATACACTGGTGCACATTATCATTGTTAAAATAAATTTCATTTTACCCTTGACTTATATATTATCCCATATTATATTCGATATTAATTAAGGAGAATACAATATGACAGACATAACTAAATTTAAAAACGTCTCACTATCTAAAAAAACTTATAGTGATGTCGGAGTTTTAAGTAAAGAAATATTTGATGTGCCTTTGTCACTATCAAAGACCATTGAATACCTAGTTGAAAAAGAAATGAAGAAAGTAAATAAAGGTAAACCCAATGGTAAAGGAAACAAAGACTAAAAAGATTATTTGCCCACGATGTCGTGGCAATGGATACTTTAAAGTAAAAGAAAGCGTAGACCACCAAAAGGACAAAGTTGTTCAATGTCCTATGTGTGAATCGCAAGGAGAAGTGGATGAAACTAAAATGGATAGTATTATTATTGATGCTGACGGTTTTCACCGGTTGCAATAAATACGACTTTGATAGCTTTGATCCAGTGACAACTACTCTTAAGTGGGTTAACAAAAACACGAAAGACAATTATGACAAAAAAACTAACGATTAGTTCTGCCAATATATCGCCAAAACAATGGTCTATATTATTAGTAGAATTAAATATGATTAAAGAATCTTGGAAGCCATTTGCAAAATTAGAAATACAAACACCAGGATTTGAAAAAATTATTAAGTGGGGAAAGAAAAGACACGATGAATCAAAAGAAGATTGATGATGCAGCAATCATGTGGAACAAAACTAAAGACCCTAAGTATAAAGATCTTTGGTACAAATATATAAAGGAATGGAGTTATGGAATTAATAATTCTGACGGACGGGTTGTATTATTTAGTTCCCGTAACAAAAGAAATGATAAAAGGATTAAGTTTAGTAAAACAAGTTGGGTTAACTTGCTCTGATATGTGTGAAATTTTAAGATTAAAACTAAGTATTTATTCTGAGTCTATAAACGCTCACGTTATGCAAGATGGTAGCGGAAATTTTTTTGGGTGTATATGCGACCAATAAATAAAACTATAAAAAAGAAAATATTAGAACTCCATGCTGAATGGTTAAAACAGAATGGATATAAAAAAGAATATAAAAATTGTGTAAAACAAATTAAAGAGATGAAAAGGACCTGCGTCCATGCAATGCCTCGCGCTAGCCTCTGTACGACAACTTTAATGTGTGGAGCCTTTGCTCCTGTAGAAGTACGTGCACGGAAACTACGGGGGTTGTATGAATAAACCTTCAATACATATAGCAATGCCTTGCTATGACATGGTTAAGATTAATACCATGATCTCAATGTTAAAATTAATTAAAGAGATTACTCGAGCGGGTATGAACTTTGAACTAAATACTATGAAGTCACCTTATGTGGCTTATGCTAGAAATATTTTATCTTCTAGATTCTTAACTCGTAAAGAAGATTACTTATTATTTATAGATGCAGATTTAGAATTTGAGCCTGAGTGTGTAATTAAAATGCTTCTTGCGCAAAAAGATATTATCTGTGCACCTTATAGGGCTAAGACTAATGACCCTAACTATGTTCGTTATACTGTGAATCTTCCTGATCCAAAGAATGTAGATGTAGTTAATGGTGTCGTTGAAATAACACACGGCCCATCAGGTATGATGTTAATTAAAAAGGAAGTATTTAATAAGATTATAGAGAAACATCCCGAGCTAGAGATTAAACAAGATCCAGGGGTGCAAACTTTTCCTGATGATATTAAAGTATATAATTTCTTTCATTGTAATTTTAAAGATAACCAATGGACCGGCGAAGACATGTCTTTTTGTGAGCTAGCTAGATCAGTAGGTTTTAAAGTACA